AGCTAAACGAGAACGCCGCTGTTATGTCGCCGCGCTATGCGACGGTCAATCCGGCTGCTAACGCCGCGCTGATCGAAGGCATGAAGGGCCTGTTCAACCCTGTCTCGGCCATCAGCAAGCAGTTCAAGAACGGCATGTTCGGTGAAGGCATCCTTGGCTATGATGAGCTGAATATGTCCCAGTCGATCAAGCAGTTCACGACTGGTTCGCGCGCTGGCACCGTGACGGTCAGCACCTCGGTCACGACCGAAGGCTCGACGACCATCGTTCTGACGGGCCTTGGCTCGACGACGATCAAGGCCGGCGACGTGTTCACGATTGCCGACTGCTACGCCGTCAACCCGCAGACCCGTGAGTCCACCGGCTCGCTGTTCCAGTTCGTTGCTCTGGCTGACGTTACGGCGTCGACCACCGCTTCGGTCACGGTCCCGGCGATGTATTCGGCTGGTCAGGCTCTCGCCACGGTCGACGCTCTGCCGGTTTCCGGTAAGGCTGTCACCTTCTACGGCTCTGCCTCGACGCAGTATCCGCAGAACCTGATCTATCATCGTGACGCCATCGCGTTCGCCACCGCCGACTTGCTTATGCCGCAGGGCGTCGACATGGCTTCGCGTCAGGTCCACAATGGTATCAGCCTGCGCGTCGTTCGCCAGTATGACATCAACAACGACCGCCTGCCGTGCCGTATTGACGTGCTGTATGGCTACAGCGTCATTCGTCCGCAGATGGCCGTCCGTCTTTGGGGCTAATAGAGGGGGCTTCGGCCCCTTCTTCCTTCTCAAATTAAGGAGTTTTAGATCATGGCTATCACTACTCAGGGCGCTTCTTACCCGCTTGAATCGTTCGGCCCGACGCCGGCGATCCCGCAGGGCACCGGCGGCTATCAGATTGCGGCTGGCGACGCTTCGGAGCCCACCGCTCAGGTCGTTTCCGTTACGGCTGCGACGGGCGACATCACGCTGACAGTTGTTCAGCTTGCGGGCGGTATTGTCTCTTGCAACAAAGGCAGCGACGCTGGCCTGACGGTCACGACCCCGACCGCTGCGGCTATCGACGCGGCGTTTCCCAGCCTAAAGGTTGGTTCGTCGTTCGATCTGACGATCACTAATGCTAACAACAGTGGCGCTTCGTCAACGGTTACGTTTACCGGCGGCACAGGCGTCACGGTTGTCAGCACGCCGACGGTTGCCCGTTACAGCGGCTCGACCTATCGCTTCGTCAAGACGGGCACCGCCGCTTATTCGGCGTATCTGAAGTAATCATAGGAGAAGGCAATGCCTAACACTAAACCTGTCGGTGTTGCCTTCTCTGATCCCGAACTCGTGAGTGGCACAACCATCACGGGCGCGACGATCAGTGGAGGCACTATCTCCGGCGCTACTTCCGTCTCGGCGTCTGATATTACGACGACCGGCGGTCTGTATCTGAAAACGGCTACTGTCGCGGCTACCGGCTCTACGCAGGCGGACGCGGCTTCCGTTTCGGACGGCTTTACGCTCGTTTCGGCGGCGGACGCCACCAAGGGCGTCAAGCTCCCGGCAGCGGTTGCAGGTCGCACGGTCATCCTTAAAAATGGTGCTAACGCCGTTTTGAAAGTTTGGCCCGCTTCGGGTGACGCCATCAATGCTATTGCGGCGGATTCGAACTATGTTTTAGCGGCTTATACGTCTTCCTTGTTAGTGGCGTATGACTCGACGACTTGGTATTCGGTCCCGCTTCTAGCGTCCTAATTTAACCCTACGGGCGGGCTACGGCCCGCCTGGCCCTTTCCATAGGTGAAAAATGGCCCTGATTTATTTGCGTCATGCGCGTCATGGCGTTAAGATTGCCACGCTAGAAATGGAAGCCGAAGCCGACGAAGAAAACGGCTGGGAAAGGTTCGATCCGAATGACGACGACAGCGGGCGATCAGATCAACGGAGCGTTGAGACTGTTGGGCGTCCTCGCAGAAGGCGAAACGCCTTCAGCAGAGACATCGCAGGACGCGTTGACAGCCCTGAATCAGATGATCGACTCGTGGAATACTGAGCGTCTATCTGTATTTGCTACGCAAGATCAGATATTTACGTGGCCTTCTGGCGTTCGGGAGTTAGACATCGGACCTACGGGCGACGTAATGTTGACGAACGCATTGCTTTCGACGCAGACCGACGTTCCGTTGACGACTCAAAGTTCTGTTGAGATCCTCGCCACCATTTTAGGTGGTCGTCCTATCCTAGTCGACGACGCCACATATTTTCGCGATCCGCAGACCAATGTGTCTTACGGCATTAAGTTAATTAACCAGCAGCAATATAACGGTATCGCCGTTAAAACCGTCACTAGCACTTACCCACAAGTCATGTGGGTAAATATGGCCTACCCCAATATTACTATGACAGTCTATCCTGTGCCTCTTAGGGCTCTGGAATTTCATCTGGTTTCAGTGACGCCGCTCGTTGCTCCGGCTACATTGGCTACAGTTTTGTCCTTTCCGCCAGGATATTTACGGGCGTTTAGGTACAATCTAGCGTGTGAAATGGCCCCTGAATTTGGTGTAGAGCCGTCCGCGCAAGTGCAGCGCATCGCCATGTATAGCAAGCGCAATCTGAAGAGAATCAATAACCCAGACGATATAATGGCGCTGCCATATAGCATCGTTGGGACACGCCAGCGCTACAACATTTACGCGGGGAATTACTGATGTCTACCATTAAAATCGCTGATCTTCCGGTCGCTACTAGCGTTGCAGATATAGCTGTTCTTCCCGTTGTTCAGGCCGATATTACTCAGCAGGCCACTAAAGCTACATTTTTGACCGGCGTTACGCTGACAAATCCTAATATTGGCACGCCTTCTGCGGGCGTTCTGACTAATTGCACCGGCCTGCCTATTGACGCAGGAACGTATGGAACGCTTCCTGCCAGTCGCGGCGGCACTGGCGTTACTTCGTTGGGGGCAAATGTAGCTACTTTTTTGCAGACGCCTAGCTCTGCGAACTTAGCCGCTGCAATTACCGACGAAACTGGCTCGGGCAGCGCCGTTTTTGCTACTTCGCCGACTCTGGTGACGCCTGTATTGGGTGTGGCTACAGCTACTAGCATCAATAAAGTCGCTATTACCGCTCCGGCTACGTCGGCTACGCTTACGATCGCTAATGCCAAGACACTCACCGCGAATAGCTCACTTACTTTGGCTGGCGTTGACGCTAAAACGCTTACTGTCAACAATTCGCTGACGCTGGCTGGCGTTGACGCTAAAACGCTTACTGTCAACAATTCGCTGACGTTGGCGGGCACTGACGCCACTGTGATGACTTTTCCATCGACAAACGCTACTATTGCGCGGACTGACGCGGCGCAGGCGTTTACTGGAACTCAAACTTTTTCTGGCGCGGTTATTAACGCAGGTTTAAAAGCTACTGGCGCGGCGGCCCCTACAATCGCCAGCGCTGCTACTATCGCGCCGACAACGCAGATCGTGTTCATTAGCGGCACGGCCGCTATTGACACTATCACCCCGCCCTCACCTATCTCTCTTGGTGGTGGCCAGATCACGCTTATCCCGACTGGAGCCTTTACGACGACGACAGCGGGAAATATCGCGCTCGGATCAACAGGAGTTGTTAGTAAAGCTCTGATAATGACGTATGATGTCACTACTACTAAATGGTATCCGAGCTACTAAATGAAAACACCAATCCTCGGTTCGTCTTATGTTACCCGCAGCGTTAACGCTGCGGATAACCTAATGATAAATCTTTACCCTGAGATTGTGCCAGAAGGCGGCAAGGAACCGGCGTATCTTACACGCGCGCCAGGCTTGCGGCTTCTTCAGACAATCGGAACAGGGCCGATTCGAGGGCTTTGGGCATATGGCGGATATGGTTTTGTAGTTTCTGGCGAGTCCTTATACCGCATAGATTCTTCGTGGAATGCCACGTTAAAAGGAACTGTTTCTGGATCTGGCCCTGTCAGCATGGTTGATAATGGCACTCAGCTATTTATCGCATGTAATGGCCCCAGCTATATCTATAATTTGACCACTGATGTCTTTGCTCAGATAACGGACTCTGATTTCCCCGGCGCGGTAACTGTCGGATATATCGACGGCTATTTCGTCTTTAATGAGCCTAATAGCCAGCGATTTTGGGTGACAACGCTTTTAGACGGTTTGTCTGTTGATCCGCTAGATTTTGCCAGCGCTGAAGGTTCTCCTGACGGACTTGTGTCGCTCATTGTAGATCATCGTGAAGTCTGGCTATTCGGCACCAATTCAGTTGAAGTCTGGTATGACGCGGGCCTACAAGATTTCCCCCTTTCACGTATTCAGGGCGCGTTCAATGAAATCGGTTGCGCGGCAGCGTATTCGGTTGCAAAACTGGACAATGGACTGTTTTGGTTAGGCGCTGATGCGCGTGGCAAAGGTATCGTTTACCGCTCGCAGGGCTATACAGGGCAGCGCATAAGCACTCACGCTGTTGAATGGCAGATTCAACAATACTCTGATATATCGGACGCCATAGGCTATACATATCAACAGGATGGACATTCTTTCTATGTTTTGATTTTTCCTTCCGCGCATACGACATGGGTGTATGATGTGGCGACCGGCGCATGGCATGAACGTGCCGGATGGGAATATAGCGCTTTTACGCGGCATCGTAGTAATTGTCAGATGGCGTTCAACAGTGAAATTGTTGTCGGAGATTATCAAAACGGCAATATATACGCCTTTGATATGACTAAATATACTGACAACGGCGATATTCAAAAATGGATTCGACGTTGGCGCGCGCTTCCTACTGGGCAAAACGATCTAAAACGCACTACGCAGCACAGCCTACAACTCGATTGCGAAACGGGTGTTGGTTTAGACGGTTATGACTATGATACGATAATTGTAGATCTGTTAGCCTCTGAATCTGGCCCGCTAATAACAACTGAATCTGGCAATAATCTTTTGCTGAATTTTTCCGCGACTCAAGGCGCTAACCCGCAGGTCATGCTTCGCTGGTCTGATGATGGCGGTCATACGTGGTCTAATGAGCATTGGAAATCTATGGGTAAAATCGGTCGATACGGATTTAGAACGATTTGGCGTCGGCTTGGCATGACGCTGAAAATACGCGACCGTGTATATGAAGTGTCAGGCACGGATCCGGTTAAGATAGCTATAGTGGGGGCCGAACTCATTTTGAGCCCGACGAATGCCTAGTAGCCCCTTAAATATAACGCAGATCCCAGCTCTGCGCGTCCCCATTATTGACCCCCGAACAGGGTTGATTTCGCGCGAATGGTATTTGTTTTTCTTCAGCTTGTTTAACTTAGCCGGCGCGGGGTCTAACACTCTGTCTTTGGCGGATCTTCAGGTCGGTCCTGCCGACTCTATTTTATCGACGCAACAGACGGTCGTTGATACAGCACTTCAAGCTCTTGGCGTAACACCGGACGAACCCGGTTGGTCATCATCGCAAGGGTCTATTGAAAACGCGCTACAGGGATTTGGCGTCACCCCGATTGACGCCGAATGGATAGCGCAGCAACTATCTGTATTTAATGAACTTAACGCCCTTGCCGTAGCTCCGGCTTACACGCCGCAAGTTCCTGACATGCGTTATGGCGTGTTCTCTGACACGACCACGCAGACGGCGGCGGCGATAAACACGGCGTATCCGGTTACATTTAATACAACCGACATTTCCAATGGTGTTTACATAGGCGCGACGACATCGCAAATATTTGTAGACAGACTGGGGATTTATAATTTTCAGTTCTCCGCGCAGTTGGATCAAGCCGCTGCCGCAGCGCATGATGTCTACATTTGGGCGGATATTAACGGCACGACGCAGCCCAATACAGGATCTAAAGTTACCCTTGTCGGCAATAACGCGGCTCTTATCGCCGCATGGAACTTTGTGTTCCGATTGAACGCAGGTGACTATTTTAGGCTTATGTGGTCTACTTCTAACACGGCTTGTCAAATATCAGCGGCTGCGGCCGTGGCTCCGGTCCCCGCTATCCCGTCTGTCATTTTGACTGTCACCGATAACATAGGAATTACACGCTAATGGCTAGTCTCGGCCCCGCACCTAAAGCGCAATTTTTTACCGCTGATGGCCAGCCGCTCGTAGGCGGTAAGGTCTATACTTATGCAGCCGGGACAACAACGCCGTTGGCTACCTACACAAGTTCGTCCGGCGCGGCCGCTAACACTAACCCCATAATTTTGGACGGTCGTGGCGAGTGTAACATTTGGTTTTCGCCTTCATCGACGTATAAAATAAAACTGACCGATAGCAATGATGTAGAGATATATGTCGTTGATAATATTACTAGTAGTGGATATGTCTCTGGCGGCACTATAGTTAATAGTTCTATTGTCAATAGCACTATATCCAATCCAACTTTGACTAATGGGTCTATATCGGGCGCTACTATTGACAACGCCATTATTGGCGGCACTACGCCTACAACAGCAACTTTTACGACTTTTTCCGGCGCTTGGGATTCGATCCCCGCAGGCACGAAAATGTTGTTTGTTCAAACTGCTGCGCCTACTGGATGGACTAAGCTGACGACTGACGACAATAAAGCGCTGCGCATTGTGTCAGGAACGGCTGGAACTGGTGGTTCGGTCGCGTTTACGACTGCCTTTAGTTCTCAGTCTATCTCTGGCACGGTCGGCGATACTACGCTTGATATAACTCAAATTCCATCGCATTCACATTCTTATACTGCTGCTGGCGGCGTCATTGTTGTCAACGGTGGCACCGCTTCAGCAGTATTAGTAAACGCCACTGGCAATGTTACTGGCGCAGCAGGTGGCGGTTTACCACATACGCACAGTCTGACCACATCGGCTATTAATCTAGCTGTTCAGTATGTAGATGCTATCATAGCGGTGAAAAACTGATGGAGCTAAAAAACGGGAATTTTTGTCCGCTTATTAAGAAAGACTGCGTACAGCTCAAATGCGCGTGGTTTACGCTTTTGCGCGGGACAAACCCTAACACGGGCAAGGAAGTCGACGAGTGGATGTGCGCCGTAACGACTTTGCCAATGCTTCAGATTGAGGTTGCTAAAGAAGTGCGTCAAGGCGCGGCAGCAACCGAATCGTTCCGAAATGAGGTCGTCTCTATAAGTCGGCCCTCTCTTGCGTTAAGGTGATCCATGACCGTTACTCCCACAAATATCATCCCATCTAAAACCGCCGAAAACGCGCAGACTACGCAATATACGTCATCTGGCGTTACGACTATCATAGATAAACTAACGGCGACTAATTATAGCGCCGCCGCCGCGACGATCAGCGTCAATCTTGTGACCGTGACAGATGTGGCGGGCAATCAGAACCTGATTGTCAAAACTAAAACGCTCCAGCCAAGCGAGTGTTATACGTTTCCAGAGATCGTTGGGCATATCCTGTCCAGCGGTAGCTTCATCTCAACTATTGCCAGCGCGGCCACAAGCATCAACATTCGCGCCAGCGGTCGTGTGGTGACGTAATAAAAGCCGTGTGATATAACGTGGCAGGAGATTAAAATGGACCCGTTTACAATGGCCCTTTTGGGCAGCACGGCTACAAGCGCCATTGGTGGATTGCTTGGCCAGCGCGCTTCAAGCCGCGCCGCTGGGGAGCAGTCGCAGGCGTCCATGATGTCGGCGCTTCTTCAGGCGCAACAAGCTGAAGCTGCGCGGCAGCAGCAGGAAAAATACTTTAACATCGCCAAAGGCGGATATGACCCGTATCAACAGTTTGGCACGGAATCTCTAAACCGTTACGCGACGCTCATGGGTCTTCGACCGGGCGAAGGATCTGGTAGCCTAATGGCTCAGCCAACGCTTGACCAGCTCCAGATGGACCCCGGCTATGCGTTCCGCGAACAACAGGGAATGCAGGCTGTCAATCGCACGGCAGCAGCGCAGGCCGGACTTCAGTCTGGTGCAGCGCTGAAGGCAGCGCAGCGATTTGGCCAAGATCTGGCCAGCCAGGAATACGGCAACGCGTATAATCGGTTCATGCAGAACCGCGCTAATCAAATCAATATGTTCCAGGGCGGCGTTCAGACTGGATTTGGCGCAGCGCAAGGCGTCGGTAATTTGGCGACTGGCACAGGCACCAATATCGCCAATACGATGATAGGCGCGGGTCAGGCGCTTGGCACTGGCGTTGAACAGGCCGGTCAGGCTCGCGCGTCTGGATACATGGGCGGCGCGTCTGCGCTTCAGTCCGCGCTTCAAGCGCCAGCTCAGAACTATATGGCGTATTCGATGATGAATCGTTTTCTTCCGCAGCAGCCGGCTTGAGGTCTGATCTATGCCCGTCCGTTATGACATAGCCGCGCAAGTCCCGCAGATTGGCGCGGGTCAAGATCCGATGAATATGCTTGCGCAGTATCAAATGCTTGGTTATCGCCAACAGCAAAATGCGCTTGCGCAGATGCAGATGCAAAAATTGCAGCAAGAATTGCAGGCGCAGCAAGCCATTCGCGGAATGGCTGGCGGCCTAAACATGAGCGATCCTCGCGTCATAAACCAGATTTGGGCGCAAGATCCTGAATTTGCGCGTCAGATTTACGCGTCTCAATTAGCCGGCCAGCGCGAACGGCGTATGGCCGAACAGGCCGCCGCCAGCACCGAAAATATCCGTGCCGAACAAGCGTTACGCGAGCGTCGTTACGGTGAGATTGATCTGCCTAAAAGCCAGCTTGAAGCCGAACGCGAGCGTCGTTTAGCTGAGCAAGCTGCGGCGAGCGCCGAAAATATCCGCGCTGAACAGGCGCTTCGTCAGCGTAAGTTTGAAGAATTAGATCTTCCTAAAATGGGGCTTGAAAAACAAAAACTTGGCGCAGAGGCGCGAAAAGAAGAGCTTGCCGGACGCAAGTTAGAATTTGAGATTAATAAAGAAGCTCTTGACCGTGATGCCAAGAGTTTAGAAAAACTGGAAAATCTTGGGGCCAAAGTTTTTAACAATAACGGCCGTGGGTATTCTGAATTTCGGCAAATGGCTATTAAACAGCACCCGGAATTTGAAAATATGCTTAGTTCTGAATACGACGCCGAAGCGCTTGCAGGCTTCGTCAGCAACGCTGCGTCGACGCGCGAACAGCTTAAGTCGGCGTCTGACTATGAATATCGCGAGGTAAAAGACGCCAGCGGCGCGACGCGAATTGTCGCCATACCCAAAAAATCGCCGCAAGCTGGCGCAATTCCCGTTAAAGGCACTGAAGGCGCTACGCCAGCAGATTATGGTTTTATGGCCGGCCCGCCAGATACTGGGCTTGTTACCCGCACTAACCCACGCACGGGTCAAGCTGAACTTATCGCACCTAATCAGCCAATCATGCGACCGCCGGAAGGTAAGATTAACGCGCGTGCTAACGTCGGTGGTGAAGTCGCACCAGCCGCGGAGGGCGCGCTAATTCCCTCTGAAATTCGTCCGACTGCCGAAGCACCAGTTGGCAGCGCCGCCTATAATAACAAACGGTTTGCTACGGAAGCTCTTGACGCTGTTGGGTTTAATTCGCAGACAGGCGAAGATAAAATTTCCAACCTTATTAAGAAATCTACAAGTGGCGGCCTAGATGTGGCTGGTGCGGGACTTCGCGGATTTTTCGGTAAGGCGACGCCAGGCATGGAAGCGATTGGCCAGATCAAGCCAATCGTTAAGGACATCATACTCAAAAAATTAAACGGTAAATTGGGCGCGGGTATATCGAACGAAGACCGCGCGTTTATCGAAGGTGCTATTGGTAATCTTGATGATCCGTCAATCCCGGCTAATCAACGTCTGGCGTCATGGAATAGCGCCAAACAGATCCTAATGAAGTATGCTAATACTGGTCAGCCTGCTGCGGGCGCGCCGGGTAATCGTCCTTCTCTTAATGAGATCTTCAAATAATGGCCGAAATCAAAGCCAAAATTGAAACCGCTAGAAAAGCCGGATACTCAGATGACGAGATCCGGCGCTTTCTGTTTTCGCAACCGGCCGCCGAAGAAGCGCGGAAAGCCGGATATACCGACGCGGAAATAGCGGCGCATTTTGGCTTGATCAATGGCGAAGGTATGCCGGGCGAGCGCGAAGTCACAAGCCTCCCGCAAGAGGCGCTTGGCTACGTCGAGTCCATGATCGGCAATGTGCCGGAAAGTTCGCTTAAATTCGCGCAGGGCGTTTATGAAGCCGCGACCAGCCCGGTCGAGACAGCCAAGGCTTTAGGCACGGCCGCGCTTAGTCCAATTCAGACAGCTAAAGCTATTGGCGGCTATGCGGCCGAACGCTATGGCTCTCCGCAGGCGGCGCTTGAAACGTTGCGTACTGATCCGGTCGGCGTGCTGGCGGACATATCAACTGTCGCCGGCGGCGCTGGTGGTATGCTTAAACGCCCCGGTTTGCGGGCTCTGTCAGAAGCAACATCGCCAGCTAACGCCTTGGCTGGGGCTATCCAAGCGCCTTTTGCGGCTACTGGCTATGGATATGAGTTTGCGCGTAATGCAATGGCTCCAAGATACGCGGCTTATCTTGAGGCGACTGAAGGTCGCGCACCTGAAATCATAAACGCGCTGCGCAGCCCGCAAGCGCAAATTGTTCCGGGGTCCATGCCGACTGCCGCGCAAGCCGCCGCTCCTGTCGGTGCGACACGCTTCGCGCAACTTGGCGCAAGCGCGGCGGAAAATCTGCCGACTGAATATTTAACTCGCGCCAAACAACAAGCTGCGGCGCGATTGACGGCGCTTAAATCTGTGGGCGGAACAGAGGCACAACTTGAGGCGGCTAAAAATCTCAGGGCAAGAGAGGCCGGCGCGCTTTATAGAAGCGCCGAACGTGGCGTCCCCATAACTGAGACACCGGAATTTACGGATTTACTGTCGCGGCCTTCTATGGATAAAGCGCTTGCGCGCGCCGAAGAATTATCGGCTGAGCGCGGACAGACATTCCAAATTGGTAAGACCGTAGCCGAACAGCGCGTGCCGTCGCCCATACTTGGACCCTCTGGCGAGGCGCTGACGATGACTATTCCGGCAACACAAGCAAAATACCCTGTCGCTAGTCTTCATAATCTAAAATTGGCGATGGATGATCTCATTCGCAATCCAGAGCGGTTTGGTATTGGTTCGTCTGAAGCGGCGGCGATAGCCAAAACACGCGGCGAATTTTTGGGGTTCCTTAAACAAAAATCGCCGCTGTATGAGAAGGCGCGGGCTAAATTTGCGGAAAAATCTGGCCCAATTAACCGCATGGAAATTGGTCAATACCTTGAAGATAAATTATTATCTCCGTTGGCTGAGGAAGCTCCGCAACGCGCCGGCGTTTTTGCAACGGCTGTTGAGCAAGCGCCGACGACCATTAAGCGGTCGCTTGAAGGCGCGCCACGATTTGAAAAACTATCTGAAGTGCTAACACCAGAAGAAGTTCGTAAAGTCGAAGCTATCCGGGTCGATTTGGCCAGAGAAGCTGAAGCGGATCGCATGGCGCGTTATGCGGCGCAAGCCGGGCCTTTAGCGGGAAAAACGGTTCAAGCGCCGCATGTTAATCTCATGGATAGAACTTTTAATTTTGCCAATAAAGTTATGAGTTCTCTGGAGCGCCGAATCAGCAAAAAATTAGCTATTCAGATTGCTACAGAAATGCTTGACCCTAATCAAACAGCGCAAGTCATTGAAGAAGCGGTCAAATATGCTGAGCAGACAAAAAAAACCGGAAAAGCTATTCGTGAGCGCGGTAAACTTGTATCTAAAGATGTGCGCAAACGCTCACCGGAAATTACCGGAATTGTTACTATTCAAAACGCATTAGGCGAACGCAATAGTCAAAACGCAATGTCGAGGCAATGATGGTCGAATATCAAGTTCTTTTTGATGTGGCCATTGGCGTCATCGGGGTGCTGGGCGGCTGGACGCTCAACACCGTCTGGGCGGCTGTAAAGGATCTACAGGAAGCCGACAAGGAGTTGGCGGAGAAGGTCGGCAACATCGAAGTGCTAGTCGCTGGGCGTTATATCACCCGCGAAGAGTTCAACATTACGTTAAACCAAGTATTTGAACGGCTTGATCGTATTCGTGATCTTCTCAGCATGAAGGCTGACCGATGAAAGAGAACTACGACGCCGCGCTGAAGGC